CATCAGATAAAGCTATCATCAAAGTTTTAAATGTTAAAGTAAATAGGAGAACATACGAAGATGACAAGAAGTCTAACGACAGCAGTAAAGAACGAACTAGCGACTAACAATCTTAGACCTGTTCATCTGATTACAATCGGTTTTAGTACCCCTGTTAATATAACAAATTGTTCTTTTCCATTAACAAGTTCTGTATCAGGTTCTAGTGTTACATATACTTCATCTAGTTTTATTATGGGTATTTCTGAATTTACAGAAGAAGTTGATATAACAAAAACATCTTTAAAATTAGGATTGTCAGGTGCAGACCAAACTTTTATTTCTACTTGTTTAAGTGAAAATGTTGTGAACGATAGTGTTGTTGTTTATCGTGGTTTTTTAGATAGTTCTAATGCTTTGATAGCAGACCCATTTCTTTTATATGATGGTCAGATAGATACTTTTGAAATATCAGAATCACAAACTGAAAGTAGTTTAATTTTAAATATTACTTCTCATTGGGCTAACTTTGATAAAAAAAGTGGAAGAAAAACAAACTTATCATCATCACAAAGATTCTTTAGTACAGATGTTGGAATGGAGTTTTCAGCACAAACAGTACAAGATATTAAATGGGGTCGTTCATAATGAAAAATATTATAGAACTATATCAAAGGTTTTCTAAATATAAGAATAATACTTACCAAGAACTTTATCAGCATATCACCCCATCAATGAATCTAAATCAATATAAAGTATTTCAAGATGAACAAGGAACATATGGTTTTGTTAATTGGGCTTTATTAAATGACACAACAGAACAACAATATAAAAAAACAGGTAAGTTAAATAAAGATAAATGGAATACAGGAAATAATGTTTGGTTGTACGATATTATAATTATAAGAAAAGCAAAAGAAGTTATGAGATGGGTTTATCATTATTTCAAAGATTATCTTAATGTTAATGAACCAATTAATTGGTTAAGACTAGATGAAGCCAATAATATTTATAGAGTATCATCTAAATATAAAAGGGAGTTTCATATCTAATGGGTGGTGTAGTAGAAAAAATAGTAGAACCAATAGTAAAAGTATTTAGTAAAGCAATATCTTGGCTAATACCTACACCTGATATTCCTGACTTTGGCCTTAATGAACCTGAAGATTTTGAAACAGGTGTATTACTTAATAAACAATCTAATGACGCAAATATTCCTGTTGTATATGGAGAAAGATTATTAGGTGGAACGAGAGTATTTATAGAAACATCAGGAACAGATAATACTTATTTATATGTTGCTTTGGTTTTAAGTGAGGGAGAAATAGATAGTATTCAGCAAATTAAAATAGATGATAAAGTTGTAACTTTTGCATCATCATTTTCAGATGGTACAGCAGTTGAAGTTGCTAATTCTGATAGTAATTTTTATAAAGGAGAAAGTTTAATTAGATTAGAACCTCATTATGGTTCAGACGGACAATCAGCTTCAACATTATTATCTACATTATCTTCTTGGGGTAGTAATCACAAGTTATCAGGTTTAGCTTATGTTGCTGTTCGTTTTAAATGGAATCAAGATGTTTTTGGTTCTATTCCAAAAATACAAGCATTGGTAAGAGGTAAAAAAGTAGTTGCTTATAATTCTAGTTTAATTGCACAAACAGCTTCTTATTCTACAAATCCAGCTTGGTGCTTATTAAATTATTTAACAGATGCAAGATATGGAAAAGGTTTAGCAATAACAGATATAGATTTACAAAGTTTTTATGATGCTTCACAAGTTTGCGTTACGCAAGTTACACCTTATAGTGGGGGTAGTGATATTAATATATTTGATGCTAATGCTGTATTAGATACATCTAAAAAGATTATAGAAAACACAAGAACATTATTAAAAGGTTGTCGAGGTTACTTACCTTATACAAGTGGTAAATATAAATTAGTCATTGAAACAATAGGAAGTGCATCTATTACATTAAATGAAGATGATATATTTGGTGGTTATAGTTTAGCGAGTCCAAATCAAAACGATAAATATAATAGAGTTATTGTATCTTATGTTTCTCCTACTAAAAATTGGCAAGTTGACGAAGTACAGTTTCCACCCATAGATGATTCAGGATTATCAAGTGCAGACCAACACGCAACAATGAAAACTGCTGATGGTGGTTTTTTATTAGAGGGAAGATATGATTTTGCACAAGTTATAACATCAACATATCAAGCTGAAGAAATGGCAGAAATTATATTAAGAAGATCAAGAGAAGCTATTAAATTAAATATAAATGCTGGTGGTCAAGCTTATGATTTAGCCATAGGAGATATTGTTAATATTACACATAGTTCATTAGGATTTTCAGCTAAACCATTTAGAGTTAATTCGTTATCTTTTAACGAAGATTTTACAGTAGGATTAAATTTAATTGAACACCAAAACTCACATTATACTTGGGCAACTAAAACACAAGCACCAACAGTACCAAGTACAACACTTCCAAATCCATTTGTAGTTCAACCACCAGCAAGTGTAACTTTAACTGACCAACTAATTGCTTATAATGACGGAACTGTAATTGTAGCTTTAGATGTGGCAATAGGTGCTTCACCTGATAGTTTTGTTGATTATTATCAAGTAGAATATAAACTAAGTACAGAATCAGATTATAAAATACACTCACAAGGTTCAGGATTATTTCAAAGAGTCTTAAACGTAATTGACCAAAAAGTTTATGATGTAAGAGTCAAAGCTGTATCTTCTTTTGGAACTTCATCAACATATGTAACAGCACAAAGAACTATTGTAGGAAGTATTTTACCACCAAGTGATGTAACAGATTTTTCTTGTAATATTATTAATGGAGAAGCCCATCTATCTTGGGAACAAATATCTGATTTAGATTTAGCTTATTATCAAATAAGATACTCAACATTAACAAGTGGTGCTACTTGGCAGAACTCAGTATCATTAGTAGAAAAAGTATCAAGACCAGCAACCTCTATTGTAGTACCAGCTAGAGTAGGTTCTTATTGTATTAAGGCAGTTGATAAACTAGGAAACTTCTCACTTAATGAAACTATTATTGCAACTAATGTAACATCTATTGGAAACTTTAATAATATAACAACTCAATCAGAAAACCCTAATTTTACAGGAACAAAAACTAATTTAACACTAGACAGTAATTTATTAAGATTAACTAATTTAGGTTCTAATGGAACTTATGAATTTGCAAGTGTTATTGATATAGGTGCAGTTCATACATCAAGAATAACAGCAACTCTTGCTCAATTTGCAGAAAACCCTACTCAGTTATTTGATTCTGAAAGTGGTGATTTTGATGATAAGACAGGTTCATTTGATGGAGATTCTCCAAGTAACTCAAACGCACATTTAGAAATAGCTGTAAGTAATGATAATAGTACATTTACAGAATTTAAAAACTTTGTAATAGGTGATTATACTGCTAGATACTTAAAATTTAGATTAGTGTTAATTTCAAGAGATGGAGTAACAACCCCCGTAATAAGTCAAGCAACTGTAACTGTTGATATGGAAGATCGAATACAATCAGGAAATGATATAGCTTCAGGTGCAACTACAAAAACTGTTGCATTTACAAATCCATATAAAACTGCTAATTATGCAGTTGGTATCACAGGACAAGGAATGGCAACAGGAGATTTTTTTCTAGTAGAAAGTAAAACAATTAATGGATTTAATGTTACTTTTAAAAACGCATCAAATACTGTAATATCAAGAACATTTGATTTTATAGCAAAAGGATTTTAATTAATGGCAAATCACGATTATGTAATAAGCAACCAAACTTTCCCAGCGACTAGGACAGATTTAAATAATGCGTTATCTGCTATTGTAACAAATAACTCATCATCATCAGAACCAAGTACTAAATATGCTTACCAATGGTGGTATGACACTTCTTCAAATACATTAAAATTTAGAAATGCTGACAATGATGCTTGGGTATCTTTCGCTGTATTTGATATGACTAATGATAAAGTTAATCTTGTAGATAGCACAGTTACATTAGATTCTTTGTCATCATTATTTCACGATAGAGGTGCTTATGGTTCTGCTTCTGCACCCATAACTTACACAGTAACAGTTGGAACAAAAACAACAGCACACCCTTATAGTGGTGTAGGAAGTTCATCAGCATATTTTTTAGAGGGCTTAGAATCACCAGCTTTTACTTTAGGTGGTGCTGATACAGCAAAACCTTATTATTATAAATTTGACCAAGCAAACGGAACAAATGCTTCACACCCATTAAGATTTTATTTAGATGCTGGAAAAACAACAGCTTACACAACAGGAGTTACAACTGCTGGAACTGCTGGGTCGTCAGGTGCATATACTCTTTTAGCAGTAGATGAATACACACCTAATATTTTATATTATCAATGTTCTTCTCACGCACATATGGGAAATCATTTAAAAGTTATTTCGAGTAAATTAAATTCAAATGGTGTAGCTTTTAAAATGCCAACAGCAGACGGGTCAGCAAATCAAGCTATGGTTACAAATGGTTCAGGTGTATTATCTTTTGCTTCTATATCAGAAACTAAACCAACTATAACTTCTTCTAATTTATTTATAGCACCAAGCACATCTGCACAAATAACTATTGCTGGAACAAACTTTGTATCTGTTCCAATAGTAGAAGCTATAAACTCATCAACGGGTGCAATCACTAGAGCAAGTGCAGTAACATTTACAAGTTCTTCATCATTAAATGCAACTTTTAATCTTGCTTCTGCTTCATATTTTATTCGTGTTGAAAATAATGATGGTAATGCAGTAAGATCATCATCAGCTATTTTATCTGCTTCTGCTTCTCCAACTTTTAGTACATCTGCTGGTAGTATAGGTAGTGTATCTGCTGGAAGCACAGTATCGTTAGACATTGACGCAACATCAGACTCAACAGTAGCTTTTTCAGAAACAACATCTGTTTTAACATCAAATTCTAACACACCAGCTTCTACAATGAATTTAACTTTAAACAGTAGCACAGGTGCAATAACAGGAACAGCACCTAGCCCAACAGGAGAAACAACCTACACTTTTACTATACGAGCAACTGACGCAGAATCACAAACAGCAGATAGAGAGTTTTCAATTACTGTAAGTGTTGGTATAAACAACTCAGGACAATTTGATTAGGAGATATTATGGCAGTAGAAATAACTAGAACACCATCATCAAACGGCAACCAAAAAATTTGGACTTGGAGTGGTTGGATAAAAAAAGCAACAGTTGGAATGGGAAGTGGAGACTATCAAATGTTATTCACAGCAAATATTGGTAGTGGTTCAAGATACACAGATGTTTTTTTTAGAGAAGATTATTTTGAAGTTTTTGGTGGTGTTTATAGCACAAGTACAACAACAGTTGATATTAACGTAAGTACAAATAGAAAATTCCGAGACCCAAGCGCATTTTACCACTTGGTCGTTGCAGTAGATACAACTCAGGCAACTGCGTCAAACAGAGTAAAAATCTATGTTAATGGAGTACAAGAAACAAGTTTAAAAAATTATCAAGGTAGTTCTGTTGTATATCCAGCGCAAAATAATAATACTTTTATGAATGTAACAACAGCACAAAATAGAATTGGTGCAAGTGGTGGTAGTTATCCATTTAAAGGTTTGATGACTCATGTTCACTTCATAGATGGAACAGCTTATACACCATCAACTTTTGGCGAAACAGATTCTACATCAGGAATTTGGAAACCAAAAGCAAGTCCAACTGGAATAACTTATGGAACTAATGGATTTTTTTTAAAATTTGAAAACTCAGGTAATTTAGATTTAGACAGTAGTGGTAATAATCATACTTTTGCTACATCAGGAACACTAACTCAAAATGTAGATACACCTAGTAATAACTTTGCTACATTTTCAACAATATATCAACCTAAAGATAGTGGTAATGCTGGAATGTCTAATGGTAATTTAACACATGGTGGTAGTGGTGGAGATTATAGTGGTTGTGCAGGTTTAGGTATGAAAACAGGTAAATATTATTGGGAAGTAAAATTTTCAGCAGGAAGTAGTACAAGAAATATTGGTATAGTAAGAGCTGATAAAATACATTCAAATACAACTTACGGATTTTATCTTGCACAAGGGGGATCAGGTTCTTTAACAACAGAATATTCAGCAGGATATAGAGGGGCTGATGGAGATTTTGTTGTAAAATCTACTGGTTCACAAACATTAACATCAGCTTCAACAACAATAGCAATAGGAGATATTGTCGGTGTAGCAGTTGATTGTGATAACTATACTATTCAGTTTTTTAAAAATGGTGTATCAATGCAAACTTTAAATTTAACATCAGCATTTTTTGATGTTGCACAATTACCTGCTGATAGAACTGATGATGGTACTTATTTTCAATATAACTTCGGACAAGGCTACTTCGGAACAACAGCAGTAGCTTCTGCTGGAACTGCACCTAGTGAGGGTGGAATCTTTGAATACAATTGTCCAAATGGCTACCAAGCATTATGTACGAAAGGTATTAACAGCTTTTAATTAATATGATAAAAAGGATTTAACTATGGCTTATATTTCATTTCAACCTAACGATTATTTTAACACTAAACTTTATACAGGTAATGGTTCAACTAATGCTATCACAGGAATAGGATTTCAGCCTGATATGTGCTGGTGGAAAATGCGTAGTGGCACAGAAGAACATGCTTTAGGTGATGCTGTTAGAACTGCTGGATATATAGTAAAACCAAATTCTACTGATGAACAAGCACAATCAGCTAGTTACTTTTCTTCTTTTGATAGTGATGGATTTACTTTAGGTAGTGATGATAAAACAAATAAAAATACTTCAACTTACGCATCATGGAATTGGAAAGCCAACGGAGCAGGTTCAGCAAACACAGACGGAAGTATAAATACAACTGCAACTTCAGTTAATACAACAAGTGGTTTTTCTATATCTAAATACACAGGCACAGGTTCAAATGCTTCAATAGGAACAGGACTTGGTGCTATTCCTCACATGGCTATTTTTAAAAGAATTGATACAGGTGGATATAATTGGTTTGTTTATCATAGAAGTTTAGGTGCTGGTAAATTTATTATTTTAGATACAACAGGTGCAGAACAATCTTCAACTAGTATTTGGCAAAATACAACACCAACTTCATCAGTTATAACATTAGGTGGTGATGGTGGAGTAAATGCAAGTGGTGGAACATATATTTGTTATGCTTTCGCAGAAAAAAGTGGATTCAGTTCTATGGGTAGCTACACAGGAAATCAAAATGCTGATGGTGCATTTATTTACACAGGACATAAACCAGCATGGCTTTTAATAAAAAATATTTCTGATGGTGATGATGGTTGGCTTCTAATTGATAATAAAAGGTCTGCTTATAACCAAACTTATAATTATTTAGTGGCTCATGATACTTCTGCTGAGGGTGGAACAGGTTTTCCAATAGATTTAGTAAGTAATGGATTTAAAATAAGAGGAGCAGATATTTCTTACAATCAAAGTGGATATACATACATCTACATGGCTTTCGCAGATGAACCCCTAGTTTCGTCAAATGGTGTTCCAACTTGTGCAAAATAATCAACAAAGGAGATAATTATGCAATTATCAAAACACTTTAAGTTAATAGAATTTACAAAGTCTATGACAGCTATTAGAAAAGGAATATCTAATGAAGCTGGTAGTGGAGAAATAAAAAACCTAACAGATTTATGTTATGGAATACTTGAACCTGTAAGAGCAAAGTTTGAGAAACCTGTAATCATAACATCAGGTTATAGATCAGAAGAACTATGCGAAGCTATTGGTTCTAAAAAAACATCACAACACGCAAAAGGACAAGCAGTAGATTTTGAGATTGGTGGTGTTTCTAATTTACAAGTAGCTTTATGGATTCAAAACAACTGCGACTTTGACCAACTTATTTTAGAGTTTTGGAAAGA